GGGTGCGCAACGCCAATACCTGTGGCGGTAACGTGCCCACCGTTTCCAAGCCCGCCACAAGCGTTGCTGGAACCGCCAACGACCCTGCCATTATTGGACTTTGCGCCGAAGAAACCGCAAAGCTAGTTGCCCTTCAAAAATGGATTGTTAAACAACAGGAGCACCACAAATGATTACCCGCGAAAATCTACTCGCAGTCACAACACCCGCAATGGCAGACAAGTGGCTTGACGCGCTTAACGCCACCGCCGAGCGGTTTGAGATAAACACCCCTGAGCGTATTGCTGGGTTTTTGAGCCAGTTAGCCCACGAATCAGCAGGGTTTACTGCAACCTCTGAGAACCTGTACTACCGCGCCGAGGCGCTGTCACGGGTGTGGCCCAGCCGCTTCCCGCCGGGGGTCGCAGAGAGTTATGCCATGCAGCCTGAAAAGATTGCCAACAAGGCGTATTGTGACCGCATGGGTAACGGCGACGAGGCATCAGGTGACGGGTGGAAATACCGTGGCAAAGGGCTTATCCAGTTGACCGGCAAAGACAACTATCAACGCTTTTCGGATGCCACCGGCGTTGACGCTGTGGGCAACCCAGAGTTGTTGGCAGAGCCTGAAATGGCAGCTTTGAGTGCTGGCTGGTTCTGGGCCACAAACGGCTTAAACGCCCTCGCAGATGCTAAGGATGTTTTGGCTATGACCAAACGCATTAACGGCGGGACGCACGGCCTTGACGACCGTCAGGCGAAGTACGCCAAGGTTACTGAGTCGATGCTGGCGTAGGTGGGGCGGAAACAGCCCGTAAATGGGCTAAAAAAGACCCCAAAAGGCCTAAAAAGACCATAAACAGTTAGCGGGTGCTATCGCCGCTAGACGTAGTGTTTATGGGCCTCTCAAGGCATTTTGGGGTTTTTAGTACAGCGAATCATAATCCGCAGGTCCCCTGTTCGAATCAGGGATGCGCCACCAGTAAATTCAATGACTTACGCTGCTTTCAACGTAGTAACCGAAGCGGGGTGGGGCGAAAACAGTACATTGATCGCATAGTCGGCCAAATGACTGGCCCCCATGTGGGCATATTTCTGTACCATCGTCACATCTTCCCAGCCACCTAACTCTTTGAGTGCCATCAATGGTGTGCCCTTTTGCGCGTGCCAACTTGCCCACGTGTGGCGCAAATCGTGGAAGCGAAAATTCTCGATACCAGCCTGCGCACAAGCGTCTTGAAAAGCGTTGCGGCTAATCTCGTTTAAGTCGTTGCCCGTGGACCCTTGGAACACTCGGCCCGTGCGTGGCCTGCCTTGCATCGAGGCGATAGCCTCACTGTTCAGAGGCACGCCCCGAGAGTAGCCAGACTTGGCTCGGTCAGCGTTAATCCAAGCGTGGCCAGCATCCATATCAACGCTTGACCAATCGAGGCTCGTAATCTCGCCAGCACGACACCCAGTGGCTAAAGCGAACCGGATGATGTTGTAGAGCCATGGCTTGTGCTCGACACACCCGAGAAGTTTTTGAGCCTCTTGGGGCGTGATCCAGCGCACGTTGACCTTGGCTTCGCGACCCATTTTGAGTTTCGGATTGTTTACCAGCCACTCGAGTTCAACGGCTAAGGTCAGCATACGGTTGATGCAAGACAAGTATCTGTTTTGCGTGGCCGTAGCCATTTTGCGCGTGGCCAGCCGTTCGACTTGGAGGGTCGTGGGCAGGCCCGCTTTGATGACACTGGTTGTTAAAGAGCGCAAGCCACGCCCTGAGAATTGAGCCAGCCAATACTCCACCATGATTGCCTTGGCTCGGTAGTATTTGCTGCCTATCTCAGACCGCAGGTACTTCACGGCCAGTTCATCAAAGGTGTGGTCTGGCGACTCGCCTAGCTTGCCTTCCCGCCACGCATCAGCTTTAAGTCTGTCGTGGAGTTCGAGGGCGGCTTTGCGGTCTTGCGTGCCAGCAGACCTTTTAATTCTCTTGCCGTTTGAATCGGTGAAGTCGATCCACCAGTTACTGCTCGTGGGTTTTTTGAAGATGGGCATTTTGCTTCCTCATTGTCCCGCGGCGATAGCAGGGACGAGTCTATACGAAAACGAATAAGTGCGTCAATGGCGCTTTTGTGTACGAGCCATACGCGAGAGCCCGGGGGCTGCATACCTAACTTCTCGCGCATCTGGTACACGGTGGCGTAGGACAGGCCGGTGATGACGGACACCTCGCTCAAGCGAAAGAATTGCTTTTCCATGATCTAGACCTTCGTGTGGTCTTGGAACCGAATGCGACAGTTCGGAGTGATGAGCGGGGGCTGGGACTGCGCACGCTGGGCTGCGATCAACATCTCTCGCGGTGGCTTGTACGCAGGCACGCTAAACGAGTCGATCTTGTTGGGTTTAGGCTTTTTCATTTCTATCTACAAAAGTTAACTCGCCACGGGCGATGGCCAAGTCAAGGGTCAACATATCCACCAGCCGCCCGAGGTGAGCGATCTGACGCTCTTTGTCGCTGATCTGGGCCATGAGTTCGCGCACGATTTCTTGACGGGCAAAGTGCTTAACTTCGCCCAGTGTTGCGCGGCACGTGCAGTCGTTACATTCAGTCATCTCTTTTCTCTCTCAATCCAGCGGCCCACGCACACCCCGGCAATGAAAGGGACGATGAACAGCATCATAAAAATAGTGAAGGTTAAAAATCGTTCGACGTAATACATCAGATCAGGTCCCTCGCAGTCAGGCCACGCGCTTTGGCTACGCGCAGCGCCTTGCGGATTGCGGCCTCGCAAATTTGCTGGGCCCGTTGGCGCGAGACACCGATAGCCGCTGCTATGTCTTGGTAGTCCATGAGGCCACGCTGGTTGCGCTCGTGGCTAATGTTTTTAGTTTTCATTTCAGCCTCCGTGCTATCTCGCGGTCCAAGTACCAAGCGGCCTTTTGCAAGTCCTCGATGGCATCGGCCTTTAGGTCTGCACGCCAGATGTACTTCACAGCGTTGCCTAGACAGAAGTTCATGTGCTCGGTGATCTGAATACACTCGACACCACTCGGGTGCTCGGTGTAGTGCTTGGGGTGGTTAACTGGGTCGTTGGTGTCAGTCATGGTGTTGTCCTTTTCATCGCTTCCAATAAAATGTCTTGAACAGATTTCTTTGATCGCAGTCGCTCGAGCACTGACTCATCGAGCGTGCCTTTGGCCACGATGTAATAGAGCAAGCAGGGCTTGCCTGTGCCTAGCTGCGCTTGGCGCACTGGGCCCACGCGCTCGATGATTTGCAAGTGTTCTTCAAGGCTCCAGTTCAGAGCGAAGAACACCAAGATGTTGCCGCCTTGGGCCAAGTTCAATCCGTGTCCGGCACTTTGCGGGTGGGCGAACAAGAGGGGGATGAGCCCGGCGTTCCAATCGTCGATGGTCTTTGGGTCTTGGTCGAGAACTCGGCCTTGGGGGAAGGCTTTACAAAGTCGCGCCAAGTCTGATCTGAAGTGGTAGGCGACCAGTACAGGTGCGCCTGATGATTCCTCAACAATGCTCGCAAGTGCATCCAGCTTTTCACGATGTACCTCCATGTACACGTTAGGGTCCTGTGGGTGGTAGACCGCGCCGTTACACATCTGCAAGCACTTCATCGTGCGTGCGGCTGCGTTAAACGCCTCAACCTCTGTCTCTTGTAAGACGGTGTACATCTCGCGCTCCATCTCGCGGTACTGCTGCATGGCCGCTGTGGGCAACTCAACTGGGACCACGTTCACCACGGGCTCAGACACGTCAATGTGGTCCGTCACGTCAATGGTCAGGCAAATGTCTTTGAGCGCCGCCTCGATCTCGCTTTGCGCATGGGGCAGGGGGCGCAGTTGCGTGGCAAAGCGGCTGCTGCCAACTTGGATGGATTGGAACCAGCGAGACTTAAACGCATCGAACGATTTGCCCAGACGCGTGCCCTGATCGCAAAACCACTGCTGGCCCCAGAGGTCAACCAAGCCCTGTGGTGCGGGTGTGCCTGTTAATAAAATTATCCGGTCTACATATTTAAAGGCGACACGGGCAAAGGCTCTGGCACGCATTGAGCCTTGACGTAGCCGGAAAGATTTAAATCTTGTGGACTCATCGAGCACCACCGTTTTGTAGGGCCACTTCTCGCCCCAGTATTCAACCAGCCAAGGCAAGTTCTCGTAGTTGGTGGTGTACACGTCTGCGGATACGGCCAAGGCCTGTGTGCGCTCTTTGAGCGTGCCGCCGATGAACTGGCAAGTCATCCACTCGAGCGTGGGCCACTTGGCCACCTCTGCGGGCCACGTGCTACGTGCTACGCGCAGGGGCGCTACGACCAACACGGGCATGATGGGCTCAACTACATCGAGCATGGACACCGCCTCGAGCACAGCGCGGGTCTTGCCTGCACCCATCGAGGCCCAGATGGCGCAGCGCGAGTTGTTGGCTATGTGCAGCACAATGTCGTGCTGATAGGCTCTGAGACTCATTTGATTAGAGCCTCAACGGCCTCGACTGAATCCACGACCTCAACTTGCACGCCCAGCGCCCGCAGGCGATTGTGCATACGGCGCTGATGGTCCTCGGGCTTCACGCCTTTTTGTTTGAGTTCGATCATCATGATGTTGCCCTCGGGCAAGAGCACCAAGCGGTCAGGCGCACCACGCGTATTGATCCACTCTTGTTTGAGGCACATACCGCCACGCGCTTCTACGCGCTTGACTAAAAACGCCTCGATCATTTTTTCTAACATATCAATCCTTTTTATATCTGGTAGTTTCAAAGCCCGCAGCCGCCAGTGGCAAGTCTTGCGCCCATGGCGGGGTAGCGGCCAAGAGCATCGCTAACTGCTCGGTCTGGTAGCTTGGTTGGTCTGGGGTCTCAGTGATAAGTTCGTCGTGCACTGAGAGCACAATCTCGTAGCCCGCAATCTCGATGAGTGGCATATTCGCGGCCATCACATCTCGGGCCACGGCTTGGCACAGGTTCTCGAAAATCTTGCCACCGTAAGTCGTGATGCGGCTCCACTTGCGGCTGTACTGGTTCACGCCCATGTAGCTGATCTTGCCTGCCTCGATGGAGGGCGAGGGGTAGCACAACATCCGACCCGAGGGCATCTTGATGCGCAGCCAATTGCCTAGTCGATTGATGCGCAGATCACGGACCCCGAAAACCTTTTTCGGGTTCTCAATGGCCTCGCGCACGGCCTGCTCAAGCTGGCTCCACAACGCGGTTATGTTGGGGTGCGCTTGTCGCCATGCACGCTTGAACGTGTCGCAGACCACGAACGCTTGGCGAGACAGGCCATGTGTGGGGCGCTTTTCTTTAACCATCCAATCGAAAAACTCATCGGCCTCACGCAAGAGGCCAGCGGGCAATACGTCATATGCTTGTTCGCCCATCGCCTCGAGGTCGATGCTGTAGGCGTTAGCAAACGTGATGAACGCCCCCACGCCACCTTGGTATGCCAGTGCTAACTCTTGGACCTTACCGACTTGGCGCTGGTCCTTGTTGACTTGATCGGGCTGGATGCCAAAGGACTTGGCGTAAGCCATCTTGTAGAGGTCAGCGCCGATACCCGCATCGAAATCGCGGAACGCTTGGAGTTTCCATTCTTCACCAGCCAGCCATGCAGCGACTCGGCCCTCGATGTTGGATAAGTCAGCCACGACTAGCTTGCGCTCAGGCGGGGCGATAATGCAACCACGCAAACAGCTTGAGAGCACCGACATAGGGTTCTCGTACACCAAGTCAAGGCAGTCAGATTTAATCGCCACAACGGCGGTCTCAACCTCTTGGGGCTTGAGCGTGCCTCGGCTGATGTTCTGAGGCTGGAACAGTCGGCCCGCCCAGCGCCCTGTGCGGGATGCACCACAAAACTGGAGCGTCCCGCGCAGTCGGCCATCGCTTGATGCGCCACGTGCAAGTGCGTTGTACTTGGCCACCGAGGTCGTGGTCGCAGCGAGTCGCACGCCAATTAACTCGCGCAACTCGAGAGGCAACTCGGGGTCTTGCATCCGGCGCTCGAGCGTGGACTTAGTGAGGTCTGGTAGGTCCACGCCAAACTGGGCCAGCATGAATTTCAACATCTCGTCGCGCTGAGTGGCGGCGTTCACGGCCCCATCAGTCATCGCGTGGGCCTGTTTGGCCAGCGCACGCTTTTCAATGTCTGCGGCTCGGACCGCTGCGTGCACAAGGTCCATGTCGATGGCCACGCCTCGATCGTTGATCGTCTGGTCCAAGTGCCACAGTGCTAACTCGCGGCCCTTGTAGTTCCAGTCGGGCAGCACCTTGGCCACGGCACGCATGGCCTCAATGTCGCGCCCAGCGTAAGACACAAAGCGGGCCCACTCCTCGGGGTGGGTCTCTTTGGTCGCACGGCGAACGGTCGAGGTGATAGGCCGAGGCTTGCAGAACAACATGACAAGCGCACGCCCGTCTTTGTCCTTGGCTTGGTCCGCATCAATTTTTAAAATGTCGCACAAGTCCCCGAGCGCACCGGGCAGACCGTGGGCCAATGCTTGCACCATCGTGTCGCGCCAGCGCTCAATGGGTAAGTCCACACCCCACGCGTGCCTGAGCATTGCGCGATCGAACGCCGAGTTATGGGCGCAGACGTTGAGCCTCGGGTCGTTTAAGAAGTCGGCCAAGTAAGGTGTCAGATGGTCCACGACTGTCACTGGGCCATCGTCTATCGCGTAGGCGCAGAGCGTGATTTCCACGGTGGCAGCGTAAGCGTGCGTGCCGTAGTTGATAGGTGTCTCGTTGTAGGTCTCGAGGTCAACCCAGAGCGTGTGCCCAGCCGCAGGCGCGTACTGCGCGGCCACCCACACAGTCTGACTTCTGCGTGACTTAGCTGTGCGCTTACCGAGTGGTGCGATCAAGCCCTTGCGCTGCAAGGGTGCAAAGCGTGGCGATACAGTCTGGTGACTCATACCGAGCGCCTCGCCCACCTCGTCGCTAATCAGGCCACGCTCACCCGCCTGTTGGATGGCCGCGAGTACAGCGCCCTCGAGCGCTGTGGTGTCTACCGAGTCGCCCGCAGCCACCGAGGTATCGCGGTCTGTGTTGCGGTAGTTTGTCATTACTTTGCGCCTGTGAGCAGTTTCTTCAGTTCAACGGGCTGGGGCTGGCCAAGCGAGATGTAGAGGTCGCTCACGATCCCAGCCAAGCGGCGCAGGCGATCGGTCTTGTTGAACTTGGTGGCCTTGGCGCGATGAGCACCTTTGACAGCCAAGGTAATGTCGTGCGCACGGGCTGCGTAGCGCAAGTTTGTGCACTTAATTTCAAAACCAAGCGTGGTGCTTAGGTGCACTGCCAGTTCGTCGCACGTCATGGTGGCCATGAGGGCCGCGTCCATGTTGGTGAGTTCGCGGCCTAGCTTTACAAGTTGGATGCCAGTGATCTGGTGTCTTTTCGTTGGGGTGGACATGGTGTTATATTCCCGTTTGAGAGTGAGTTAGTTGGAAGTCTCGAACCCATGCCCGATTGCAGTCAGGCATGGGTTTTTTATTTACAGCAAATCGTCTGCTGTGTTGGTCTCAAGCGACTCGAACTCATCGCCCGAGGCACGTGCGCCACCGCCAAAGCTGTCACCGTCTTTAACGAACTGGACCGCGATGAGTGAGGCGTTCACGCGTTGGCCGTACTTGTTGTCTTGTGCCCAAATATCAACCACGGCATTCACGTAGCACCCGCCGTAGGGCTTGCCACTGGCCTCGGTCAACTGGACGCTCACATCACGATCAACCACACGTGGAGCGAGTGTGTTCGAGGTGTTAATGAACCACTGGCCCTCGTAGCCTGCGTACTGCGCTTTGGTGTCGCCATCTTTTAAGCACAACTTCTGGCCAGCCAGCATGGCTTTTTTAACCACGGGCCACTTCGCTGCCCACTTCTCTTTGCCCACTTCCTCGATAGCCGCCTCGACCGCCTTGTAGGCAGGGGAGCCCGCCTCGAACAGAAAAGCCGCGCCGTACTTCGCCTTGCCATCGTCCGAGACCTTAGGCGAGAAAATTGCTGGGAAAGACAAGCGCACGTTCAATAATTTGGTTTTCATTTTTAGTACCTTTGAGAGTTAGAGAGTTGGTAGGGACTCGAGGCCCCCGGTTGTATCCACGACAATTGCTTGTCGCTTATCACTTGCTGGTGCAACAACAGGCGCACCGTCAGACTGGGTAATGAGCGTGGACAACTTGACCCAACGCTTGTCACCCAAGATTTTTTGCTTCACTAGCTTCTCGGCTGACGATGGGCTAATGAGGCTGTAGTCGTACATATGCTCGTGCTTAATGCGCATGGCTTTAAACATCAGTTCAGCATCCGTCTCGTTGGTCCACTTGCGATTACCTTTGCGGCCCTCGACAAGTTTGAATCCGGGCAAGGTGCTGCCTGCGAGTAAGCGTGCACGCGCTTCTTCTTCCACGGCCTTGACCCAGAGTTTGATGAGGTCCGCGGCCGCAAAGCAGTTAGCAACGTGCGCATCGTCCGATGACTTCACGCGCTCAACGGCTGCGTCGAGTTGTGGCGCGATAGGCGTATCGAGGTTCACGAAATCATCAGCGATAGCCGTAAGTGCTTGGTTGGCCAGCGTCTCGCAGGTGGCCGCTTTGGCGCACCAGCGGCACTGTTTCTCACCAGCGGTAGCGTCAACGCCCCCGGCATCAATCTCAGCCGTACGAGCGCTCACTTTTGCACCAAACGCTTTCAAATCTTCAACGCTTACTACCCACTCGCTGACATTCCCGATGCGGGGCTGGTGCACGACCAAGCGCACAGACTTCGGCTCGTACATCAGGTCGAACTCTTGCAGAGCGCCCAGCCCGTACATCATTAGCTGGCCGTTGTTAACTGCTGAGACACTCACGCCCATGCCAAATTTCAAGTCACAAACGACCATTTCTTCTGTGTCCAGAATCACGGTGTCCGTTGTGCCGTGTGCACCATCCTCGCCCGTGATGTGCGAGATTGGTAGACGCTGCTCAACGAGCAAAGGCCGGTCGCCCGCGGTGTCGCGCACATAGTCCACGTACTTCTGGATGTGCTCGGCCATCTCGCGAGTGACAGTGAACTCGTAGCCCTCGACCACGAATACTTGGTCAATGAAACTGACAGCCTCGCGCTTGAGCATCAAGCACATGGCGGCGACCTCATGGGCCACGGTCCCCTCGGCTGCGTACTTCGATGAAGTCGCACTTGACTTCCACTGCCCACAGGCCATGTAGTAGTCGGTCCCCGAGGCTGGGTACTTCTTGGCGTGGCTAATAGGTGCTATCTCGTTCATGCTGCACCGTAAGTCGAGATGAACTTGGCCATCGCACTGAACTTGTCGGCTGGCAACTCAGACAACTTGGCCACGCCAAATTTTCCAAGTGCAGCCATCTGGCCCTCGCGCCCTGCGGTCTTAGCGAACGCGATGAACATCGCACGCAACTCGGCCTCAGTGACTTCTGTGACCACGGGCATGGTGTCGTAGTCTGGCTCGGGGGCGGGGTTGTTGATGGGCACTTCAGCCAGCACAGGTGCAATCTCTGATAGAGGTGCACGGATGGGGGCGGTAAGCACCACGGCTTGCGTTCCAGCTTTGAGTTGTTCGATCAACGCGTGGAGGGCTTGGGTGTTTTCTTGTATCGCTTGTTCGAGGCTCATGGTTCAGAGCCCCCGTACAATTTGAAAAGCGATCCCTGCGATGACAACAGTGATTGCAACGCTGATCGCTACGATCGCGGCCAAGCGGCCAACGACTCGCACCCAAGGGGGAGTGGTTGGACCGCAGTGGTAAGTGTCGTCTGGGTGGAGTGGGAACGCCTCGAGGCGAGTGCGAGGGTAGCGGTACATATTATTCATGTTGTAGAGTCCTATTCCTTTTGCAGATGGTCGAAAATGACCACCACGGAAAAGATTCTACATCATGAATTAATGTAAAACAATACGAATTGGTAAATAATTACAAAATTCTTACAAGTCTTATAGGAGAGTATTAGGGTAAGTCCTAGTAAAAAATTACACGCGTTCAGGTCCCGAAAGTCGTAACGATTTGCGCCTCAACGACCGTTCCGAGCACATCAGACGTGTCCACCAAGGTGTCAGACGCATAGAAAGAGTTCTCAGGCAGCAGATACCAGCGCCCACCTTCAAAGACCAAGCGGCGCAAGACCAGTGCTTTAGTCGCAGGCTCACGGGCCAGCACGATAGTCATGTTCTTCTCGCCTGTGAGTTCGCGCTTGGGGTCGAGTATCACGACCGAGCCATCTGGCAAGAACGGCTTCATTGAGTCGCCTACCACGGTGATCGCGAACATATCTCTGGTCGCTTTGATCTTCATAGCTGGGACAGTATCCGTCTCGGCCCCCGCCTCGATCGTCTTACCGTCTTTGCTGATGTGCATGAGAGGCACTTCGCGCCGGGCTGTGACGAACGCTCTGAGAGCCACCTCGTCGCCTGTGCTCAGGTCGCGCTCGAGCAGATCACTGAGCGTCACGTTAAAGAAGTCGGCCAGTGGGCGCAGGGATGAGTGGCGCGGCTCACGCGCATCGCCCACCATCCAGCGGTAGAGCGTGGGCTGGGCGATTTTCGTCAGTCTGGCAAGTTCGCTGGGGCTTTTGATCCCGTTGAAGTCCATGAGGTACTGGATGTTTTTCGCAAGTATTTGAGACATGGTGTGGCCTCTATTGATGTGGTGATGTGGTGAGGTGGTGAGGTGGTAAGTCATACGATTGGCGTATTGTAACACTTTTTATTCATTATTGAATAGCAATAGTTTTGCGCTATTTGGATTATTTTTTGCACTTTTTGGCCATCGCCCGATTCCATTTATTCGAAATACGTCAATTTGTAATAAACTAATCAATTCACGTTCGTATAAAAAAGGAGAAGCGACACATGAAAGACCCCCACGAGGCGCTGGAATACCTCATGGCTCAAGGTATGAGTCAGTCCGAAATTGCCCAACTCACGGGCGTATCTCAACCAACGATCAGTCGCACAATCGCCCGCCAGTTTACCGTGCGCTGGGAACTGGGCTTGGCCATCAACGCGCTGTACACCACGGCAGTCGCACGTGCGCAGAGGAAGTCCAAATGAATGCCACTGTTCACACCATTAGCCCCCACGTGATGAGCGTGGATGCCCCCACGTGGCTCAAACACAAGCCTTACTGGCTTACATGGGCGTACGAGTCAGATGCCCGCGATCCAGAGGGCACAAAGCCTCGCAAAGTGCCTTATTACACCAACGGGCAGCGCCGCAACGGTACACAAGGCGGCGCATCCGATATGGCCCAATTGACCACCTTTGAGGCTGCACGGGCGGCTGCTCGTCGCCGTGGCTTTGATGGCGTGGGCTTGGCGCTGTCTGTTGGGGCGGGCATTGTCGCCTGTGACTTCGATAACTGCATCAACGTCGATGGCCACGTAGGTATCCACCCGGCTGTCAGAGAGGTGGTGCTGGGAACCTACGCTGAGTACAGCCCAAGTGGGCAGGGCGTGCGTGCGTTCTTCAGAGGTGCGGCGCTCGGTAACTTCAAAGACGCGCATGGCAAGCCTTTCGGCTTCGAGATTTTCTCGGATAAAGGTTTCGTTACTTTCACTGGCAACGCGACTGAGGACACCGATATGCTGGGGTGTCTGGACCACGTGGAGTTAGTGAGCCCAGAACTCAAAGCACTGTGCGATGCGCGTTTCGGTGTCGGGCGTGAGCGTGCTGGTGTGAGCACAGGCGATGCACTCATGGACTACCGGCCCGCGGTGGGTGTCTCACTGGATGAGACACGTGCGCTCTTGGCGCAGTTAAACCCCGATATGTCTCGAGACAAGTGGCTGCAAGTCGGTATGGCTGTGCACCACGAGACTAGCGGGTCGCTCGAGGGCTTTACCGTCTGGGATGAGTGGAGTCGTGGCGGGGCTAAGTACGGTCTGGGCCAGCCCATCGAGCGCGTCTGGGAGTCGTTTAAGCGCGATGGCACGAGCGGGGGCGCAGTTGTGACCATGGCTACTGTTAAGAAGCTGGTGGCGCAGAGCGTGGGCGAGGCGGCATTAGACCAGCCGAGTGTGGCCACCGACACCACCCGCATCCCTTACCAAGTCATCCCGGCTGATGAGTTCGCCCAGCGTCCCATCCCGGCGTGGCTCATGTACGGAGTCCTCCCCCGGCAGCACGTGGGTATGGTTTATGGGGCCAGTGGTTCCGGCAAGTCGTTCATCGTTCTGGATATGTGCATGGCGCACGCCCGTGGGACTCAGTGGCGTGACCTATCCACGTCCCAGTGCGGTGTTGTGTACGTTGCGGCCGAGGGCGCTGGCGGCTTCGTTAAGCGCGTTAAAGCCTACGCCCAACACCACAACATTGACATGGCCGACATAGCCCAGCACTTCGGTGTCATTGACGGGGCCCCTGATTTCATGGACGTAGAAGAAGTCAGACGGGTCAAGGCTGCGATCGACGCACGTGTTCAGACCAGCGGCATACCGGTGGG